CGTCTCAAAGTTCACCGCGCTGCCGACCCGCCACCACTGGTCCGCTGCCGGCCACTGAGGTACATCATGGCCCGACCAACCACTCAGCAACGACTGGCCGACGTACACCAGGAGGCGATGCGCGAGTTCGACAACATCCAGTCGGCCTTGCGCGACGAGCGGCTGCAGTGCCTGCAGGACCGTCGGTTCTACTCCATCGCGGGCGCTCAGTGGGAGGGACCGCTGGGCGCGCAGTTCGAGAACAAGCCGAAACTTGAGGTCAACAAGATCGCGCTGGCCGTGCAGCGCATCTTTTCCGAGTACCGGTCGAACCGCGTGACGGTCGATTTCGTGTCCAAGGAGGGCAAGGAGTACGACAGCTTGGCCGACGCCTGCGACCAGTTGTTCCGAGCCGACGAGCAGGACAGCAACGCCGAGGAGGCCTACGACAACGCCTTTGAGGAGGCGGTGGGCGGCGGTTTCGGAGCGTTCCGGCTGCGCACGGTCTACGAGAACGAGGAAGACGACGAAGACGAGAAGCAGCGCGTCAGGATCGAGCCGATCTTCGACGCCGACTCCAGCGTCTTCTTCGACCTCCAGGCCAAGCGCCAGGACAAGGCCGACGCGACGAAGTGCTTCGTGCTGACCAGCATGACCCGCGAGGCGTACAAGGCCGAGTGGGGAGACGACCCGGCCTCGTGGCCCAAGGAGATCCACCAGTACGAGTTCGACTGGCTGACGCCCGACGTGGTGTACGTCGCGGAGTATTACTGCGTCGAGATGGTGCCCGACACCGTGCGCGTCTTCCGCAGTCTGGACGGCGAGGAGGAGCGGTACAGGGACAGCGAACTCGACGAGGAGCAACTGGCCGAACTGACCGCCATCGGCAGCGTCGAGGTGCGTCAGAAGCGCATCAAGGTGCGCAAGGTCCACAAGTACATCCTCTCGGGCAACAAGGTGCTGGAGGACGCCGGCTACATCGCCGGCAAGCACATCCCGATCATCCCGGTATACGGCAAGCGGTGGTTCGTGGACAACGTGGAGCGGTGCTGCGGTCATGTGCGCCTGGCCAAGGACGCGCAACGGCTCAAGAACATGCAGCTGTCCAAGATGGCCGAGATCGCCGCTCTGTCGAGCGTCGAGAAGCCCATCCTGACGCCCGAGCAGGTCGCCGGCCACCAAGTGATGTGGCAGGACGACAACCTGCGCAACTACCCGTACCTGTTGATCAACCCGATCAGCGGCCCGGACGGCTCCACGCAGGTCGCGGGGCCGGTGGCGTACACCAAGAGCCCGAACCTGCCGCCCGCGATGGCGGCGCTGCTGCAGATCACCGACCAGGACATCAAGGACGTTCTGGGCAACCAGGAACAGGGCGACAAGATCGTTGCCAACGTCAGCGGCAAGGCCGTGCAGATGGTCCAGCAGCGGCTGGACATGCAGTCGTTCATCTACGTCTCGAACTACGCCAAGGCCAAGCGCCGCTGCGGCGAGGTGTGGCTGTCGATGGCCAAGGAGACATACGTCGAGCCGGGACGCAAGATGAAGGGCCTCGGGTCGCAGAACGAGGTTGGCTCCATCGAACTGATGAAGCCGATGGTGAGCGAAGAGGGCGAACTGGAGTACGAGAACGACCTGAGCGAGGCCGAATTTGACCTCGCCGTCGATATCGGGCCGTCCTTCCGCAGCCAGCGCGAAGCCATCGTGCAGTCGCTGACCAATCTGATCGCCATCACCCAAGACCCGCAGACGCAATCGGTGCTGCAGGCGATGGTCATCCTCAACATGGAGGGTGAGGGGCTGGAACAGACGCGCGAATACTTCCGGCGCAAGCTGGTGGACATGGGCGCGCTGGAGCCCGAAGAGAAGGACATGGAGCGCCTGCAAGCCGCATCGCAGGAGCAAGACCCGAACAACACGCTGCTCCAGGCTGCGGCCGAGGAGGCGCTGGCCAAGGCGGCCAAGGCCCGCGCAGACGTGGTGAAGACGGGCGCGGAGAGCGAACTGACGCAAGCCAAGACGCTGGAGACGCTGGCCAAGATTGACAGCACCCAGGTCAAGGACACGCTCGCGGTCATGGACACGCTCGCGGCGCAGCAGCCGCCCGTCACGCCGCCCAGGCCGGTGCTGTAAGAATCGGCACGGTGCCGAACGGTTGCCGGCTGACCGCATCAGCCGAGAGGGAAGACGGATGGGAATCAGGATCGAAGTGACGCAGCCCGACGGCACGCAAGAGGTGCATGAGGGCAACGAGGACACCACGCCCGAGGCAGACGAGGGCGAACAGGTTGCGGCGGCTCAGGGCGCACCAGACACGCCTGACCCGTCTCCCCAGGCTGATGCCCCTGCAGCCGCCGCACCCGAACCCGACGAGGTGACGGTCAGCATCGGAGACGATGCCCCGCCAGCCGAGGACGAGGAACGCGCCGCCCCTGAGTGGGTGCGCGACCTGCGCAAGCAGCACCGCGAACTGCAGCGCAAGGTGCGCGAGTACGAGGCCAGGGAGCAGCAAGCCGCGCCGGCAGGCCCGAAGCCGGTCGGCCCCAAGCCCAAACTCGAAGACCACGACTACGACACCGACCGCTACGAGACGGCGCTGGAGTCGTGGTACGCCCAGAAGGCCGCAGCCGACAAGGCCGAGCGCGAGGCGCAGAAGCAGGCCGAGGAAGCGCAGAAGGCGTGGCAGGCCAAGCTCGATGGGTACGGCAAGGCCAAGGCCGACCTCAAGGTGCGCGACTACGACGAGGCCGAGCACACGGTCATGGAGACGCTGAACGTCACCCAGCAGGGCGTCGTGCTGCAAGGTGCCGAGAACCCCGCACTCGTCGTCTACGCGCTGGGCAAGAACCCGAAGAAGGCCAAGGAACTGGCCGCCCTCACCGACCCGGTGAAGTTCGCATTCGCCGTCGCCAAACTGGAGGCACAGTTGAAAGTCACCCCGCGAACCAAGGCACCCGCGCCCGAGCGCGTCCTGCCGGCAGGCACCGCGCCTGTCAGCGGCGGGTCAGATTCGACGCTGGAGCGCCTGCGTGAGGAGGCGGCGCGCACGGGCGACATGACGAAGGTCGTGGCGTACAAGCGGCAGTTGGCGGCGAAGGCGCAGGCGAGGGCTTGACGAACCGGCTGAGTGTGGTACATTCGGCCCAATCGCACCGGGTTTCGCCAGCCCTCAAGTGGCAGTAGCGACCAGATCACGAGTGGCCGCCCGACTCTTGACGGGGTGAGTAAGCAGGCGCCGCAGCAGCGGCAATCGTTCACTCATTCCGATCAGGAGCCCACACCGTGGCCAACAATTTCTCCAAGGAAGAGCGCATCGCTTTCGAGAACCTCCTCGAAGGCTTCCAGGACGCGCTCGTGCTTTCCCGCAACGTCGCCGTGTACAACACGGATCAGACGATGATGGAGCGGACCAACAACGTCATCTGGCGTCCGCAGCCCTACATCTCGGTGTCCTACAGCGGCACCGACATGACGACCAACTTCGACGACTACACCCAGCTGACCGTGCCGGCGACCATCGGTTTCAGCCGCTCGGTGCCGTGGTCGATGACCGCCACCGAACTGCGCGATGCGCTGCAGGAAGGCCGTCTGGGTGACGCCGCCAAGCAGAAGCTCGCCTCCGACATCAACGTCGCGGTGATGAACGTGGCCGCGCTGCAGGGCACGGCGTTCGTCAAGCGCCTGGCCGCCGCGTCGGGCTTCGACGATGTGGCCGAGGTCGAAGCGGTGTTCAACGAGCGTGGCGTGCCCGACATGGACCGCAACCTCGCCCTGAGCACCCGCGACTACAACGGCATGGCCAGCGACCTGAGCAAGGCGTCCCGCTCGTTCGGCAACGAGATCAGCGACAACGCGCTGCGTCGGGCCTTCGTCGGCCGCATGGCTTCGTTCGACACCTACAAGCTGGACTACAGCCTGCGCAAGGCTGCTGCCGCTGGCGGCGCCGGCATCCAGGTGTCCACGCTGCCGGCCGCTGGCAACTTCTGGGTGCCGAAGGCGACCTCGGTGGCCGCCACGGGCGAGGTGTCCAACGTGGACAACCGCTACCAGACGATCACGGTCAACTCGACCGCGAACGTCCAGCCTGGCGATGCGTTCACCATTGGCAATGTGTTCCAGGTCCACTTGATCACGAAGCAGTCCACCGGCATCCTGAAGACCTTCCGCGTCATCGCGGTGCCGAGCCTGACGACGATGGTCATCAGCCCGCCGATCATCTCGGCGCAGGGTGGCTCGGACGCCGAACTGCAGTACCAGAACTGCGTCATCCCGACGACCAGCGCCACCGCTCCGGTGGTGTTCCTGAACACGGCGGCCGGCGCGATGAACCCCTTCTGGCAAAAGGACGCCATCGAAATCCTGCCGGGCCGCTATGCGGTGCCGAGCGATGCCGGCGCTGCGGTGATGCGTGCCTCGACGGACCAGGGCATCGAACTGGTGATGACGAAGCAGTACGACATCAAGACGATGAAGACGCTGTATCGCCTCGACACGCTCTACGGAGTCGTGAACAAGCAGCCGGAGATGTCCGGCATCATCATGTTCTCGCAACCCTGATGAGCGGCGGGCCGGGTAACACCGGCCCGCATCGCACAGATCACTGCAAAGGAATCCGATCATGTCGTCCCTTCTCCTCCCGTTTGGCACCGTCCAGGTGACCGTCCCGGCCGGCGAGTCCATCGCCGTCTTCTCGCAGGGCTCGTGCAGCGTCTCGCGCCTGCTGGGCTTCCCGAACTACCCCACGCAGTCCGGCCCGCTGGGTGTGGTCAACAACGGTCAGACCGTGTTCGGCCCCTACGCCTCTGGCGCAGAGATCGTGATCGAAGCCTCTGGCGGCGTCCAGGTGCTGTACGAGGTGGGCGCGGCCCCCGTCGTGCAGCAGCAGCGCCTGCTGGCCCCGGTGCAGGTCGCCCCCGGCGTGCTGAACGCCACGGGCACGCTGACCGCTGCGCTGTGCCTGAGCGGCATCGTGACCTCGACCACGGGCGCTCTGACCACCGCCACGCTCGATGTCGGCGGCACGGTGGAACTCGCCTCGCAGTTCCTGGTGAACGATGCGTTCGACTGGGCCGTGATCAACACGGGCGGCAACAACTTCGTGGTGACCTCGCCTGACGCGACTCACACCGTGGTTGGCTCTGGCACGGTGGCCGGTGGCGCCTCGGGTCAGTTCCGCACCCGCAAGACCGCGCTCAACACCTTCGTGACCTATCGCCTGGGCTGATGAGGGGCGTGACCTGACGCGCGGGCGGTGGTTCATGGCTGCCGCCCGCGTTTTCACA